GGTTGGAGCCCAATTTGATTACATTGTGGATAACAATAGCACTGTTGACCAGCTTTATTTACAGCTCAAAACGATTGTCCAGTAAAGAACAAATCTAAGTTAAACCAATAAATAGGCCCTTTTTACCGAAAACTGCTAAATATCTTCATGAAGGGTATGAGAATCCCTAGAATGAATACGGAGATATTTATATGGCTCAATTAGTTTCCCCAGGCGTAAGTGTTTCGGTTATTGATGAAAGTGTATATGCATCAGCCGGCACCGGAACGGTTCCTGTTATTGTTTTTGCAAGTCGCGAAAATAAAACAGCACCTGACGGTACCACAGCACTTTACACTACAGCAGCTTATGCCAATAAGCCCTTGCTGATTACAAGTCAGAGAGAATTGGCGCAATTGTATGGTGAACCGCAATTTACTATTATCGATGGTACACCAATTCATGGACACGAACTCAATGAGTATGGTCTATTAGCAGCACATTACTACCTAGGTATTGCTAATCGAGCCATTCTAGTTCGCGCAGATCTAAAGATGGGAGAGATGGAGCCAAGTGAAACTGCTCCGGCAGGTCCTCCAACCAACAACCAATATTGGGTTGAAAGCGACACGACATCATGGGGTATTTTTGAATATTCAGGCACCGCCTGGGTATCTAAGATAGTTTCAACTTCCGATGGTGTTCCGGGAGTCAGCACTGGCAGCAACGGTCAATATGCCGTAGATGTTTCTGGTGAACTTTTTGAGTTCTACAAGAAAGTAAGCGGTGTCTGGGTTAAGGTGACCTCAGCCGCCCTGTCAAAGACAGTGACTATTGCTCCTCACTATTCGATTCCAACAGGTGCAGTAGCCGGCGATGTGTGGTTTAAGACAACCTCACCAAATGCAGGTTTCAACCTCAAACTGCAAAAGTTTAACTCTACTACAGAAAGCTGGACACTTCAAGCAATTGGTCCAGGTAAAGTTGATATGTTGGTAGCCTATCAAGATAATGCAACAGCAACAACAGCATTTGGTACCGAATTAAGCACCAACGATATCTACATTCAAACCGCAGATTCAAATGCGGCTGCATTTACTATCAAGCGTTACACAGGTAGCGCCTGGATTAGTTTAAATCCAAGTGTTTCTGCTTCTGCTCCAACTGGTGCCATTCCAAATGGCAGGCTATGGTATGATGCAGGTGACACAGTTGACATGTATTTCAAAGACACAGTAGGTGGTGTTCCAACCTGGAAACCTGTAAGCAGTGTAACAGCTAATACAGAAGAGCCAAGTTCACCAAGTCAAGGTGATGTTTGGATTGATACCAATGACATGGATAACTATCCAGTGATCAAGTACTACGATGGTTCAGATTGGGTGACTCGCAATAATGCAGATCAAACAACTGAAAACGGTTGCTTGTTTGCTGACCTAACCGACACAGCCGGTGATACCACCGGCGCAGGCGGCGGCGCTACACCAATGGACGATGAAGCACCAAATCCTGCCTACTACCCCGATGACATGCTGCTGTGGAATCATGCAGTAAGCTCGGGTAACGTTAAGAAATGGAATGCTACTAAAGAGTTTTGGCAAACAGAGTCTGGTAATATTGACTCAGGACCATACGCCGGTGCACCTTACATGTTTGAGAAGGCTCAACGTCGTGTGGTAGTCAAGCGTCTACAGTCATCTTTAGTCGATAACGAAGACCTTCGTGCAGAAACACTGACATTTAACATCATTGCCACACCAGGCTATGTTGAGTGCATAGATGAAATGGTCGCATTGAATGTGGATCGTAAGGAAACTGCATTCGTAATTGCTGACACTCCGATGAAGCTTTCAAACAGAATGAGTGATGTAACAACATGGGCTAACGGTACCGAAGCTGGTACTAACGGGGCAGATGGTCTAATAACACGCAACGGTAGCGTTGCAATTTACTATCCAGGCTGCTTGTCCACTGACCTGAGTGGTAACGATGTTGCTGTTCCTGCTAGCCACGGAGTGCTGAGAACTATTGCCTACAACGACCAGGTCAGCTATCCTTGGTTTGCTCCAGCGGGTCTAACACGCGGTCCGTTGAGTGGAATAAGTAATCTTGGATTAGTAAATTCTGAAAATGAATTTATTCCATTGGCATTGAATCAAGGTCAACGCGATACACTGTATTTGAAAAACATCAATCCGCTAGTTAATTATCCAGGACAAGGTTTGTATGTATGGGGTCAAAAGACACTGCATCCATTTAGTTCTGCACTTGATCGTGTAAATGTTGGACGACTACTGGCTTTCTTGCGCGAAAGATTTGATGTTATTGCTCGCCCGTTTATTTTTGAACCAAACGACCAGCGCACAAGAGAGCGCGTAATATCAGTGTTCAGCGGCTTCTTGCAAGATCTTCTAACCAAGAGAGCCGTATACGACTTTTTGGTAGTATGCGATGCAACAAACAATACTCCTGCTAGAATTGATAGAAATGAATTGTACATTGATGTGGCTATTGAGCCCGTGAAAGCCGCAGAATTCATCTACATTCCTGTTAGGGTTGTTAACACTGGCGCGATTGCCGGTGGTACACGCTAAATAGCACTGAGGAGAATTCAAAATGGCAGTCAATTTAGATAAATATAATGTACCAGGCGGCTCCACCGGCCCACTAGTACAGCCAAAACTAGCCTATCGCTTTAGGGTTGTGTTGAACAATTTTGGAGGCGGTGATGAAACCGAGCTAACCAGCCAGGTCATAAGTGTCACTAGACCAGCTGTAACACACGATGACATAGTAGTTGATGTTTATAACTCAAGAATCTTTCTTGCAGGTAAGCACACTTGGGATCCAATTACACTTACAGTTCGTGATGATGTAACAAATAGCGTTATTTCCGCTATTGCAAAACAGGTTCAAAGGCAGGTAGATCATGCTGATCAAGCCAGCAGCAAAGCTGGTGCCGGTTATAAATTTTCAATGAAGATCGAAAACCTTGATGGTTCCAATGATGGCGATTCTGGCAGACTAGATTATTGGGAGCTAGGTGGATGTTACATTCAAAATGTGAACTACGGTGAGAATAACTATTCAACCAGTGATCCAATACAGATTCAAATCGCAATCAAGTTTGACAACGCAAATCACCACGCGGGGGATGGTAACGGGCTGCTCGAGGGCGCCGCAGGTTTCACCGGTGACACCGACGCTGCAACAGTAGGACCGAGTTGATAGTTTTAAACATGCATGATTTGTAGCATTTTCAGCTAGGCCAATGCTACACGGCGAGAATATGTTGCGGTTGCAGAAATTTTCCAGTATTTAGAATGATAAGTAAGTGTAAGCAAAACAGCTTGCCCTTACAACAAAATAAAAAGGGCGAGAAATCGCCCTTTTTTATTGGAGTAACAATATAAATGACCTACAGTAATTTAGCGACGAAAAAAATCATGTCCGGTATCCAGTCGCATGGACCTGGCATAGGTCTCGGCGAAGACTTTTTCTATTATAAATTTGCCTGGGAACTGCGTATAAGTGGTCCCGATCCCGACGGGGACAAGTCGCTAAGTACACTTCCGCCATTAATTGCAAAAAGTGTAGAACTGCCTAGATGGTCCACCGAAACTCAAATAGTAAATGTGTACAATCATAAAACTATTGTGCAAACAAAACTTAATTGGGAACCTATAAACATCACCTTTTATGATCAGATCAACAAGTCTGCTGAATGTTTGATTTGGCATTTTCTAAAGGGGCAATTTGATGCACCAGATGGCAGTAAAAAAGCTGATTACAAGAAACTCGACCTTGAAATTCGTATGAAAAATCTTAGCAAGCCCGTGGATTCGCCGACCCCACCAGCGCCTGCCGGGCGTCTTTTTGCCGGTGGCATTGATGATAAGGTCCGGGAGCAGGCCGCGGCGCCAGGATCCATAAAGTCTGAATTTATGGATCCAGGATCTGATCCAGAATTCATAAATTCAACTTCAGAACCATCGGTGGTAAAAGATAAAATATACAAATTAAAAAACGTATATATCAATGATGTTCAACATGACACCCTAGACTATTCAACGAGCGATGTAGTTTTATGGACTGTGACCATGCGCTTCGAAGATTTAGAAATTGAAGAATGTGATTTTAAAGGGCCAGTGCCAACGGTATCAACTGGCATGGCAAAACAACCTCAACCGGAGACTCCGGTTCCTGTAAAGACACCTCCGGTCGATGTTATAAAATCAACCGTTGGTTTTTATGAACCGGGTGGTGGCGGTGGTGCTGGGCTACGAGGTCGGCGCTCGCCGGATGCCAATTATGAAGATGATGAAGTAAAAGCCAGGGAAAACAACGGCGCAGCTCCTCCCGGCTTCCGGCCGCAAGCGGTCAACAGACCGAAAACACCGGCAGAAATTCGAGAGGAGGAAAAACAACGTAAAAAACTCGAAGCTGCAGAGGTTGCCGCCAAGCGCCGTGAGAAAATTAAAAATGCCTTTGGACTCCCTCTATCCAAGGCGAATAACGCAACGACCGTTGATGTCGACAACCAGAGCGGCCCTAGTAATGATAGTGTACCACCGGGAGCAACCAGCAATCCAAGTGTAGGTCCAAATGTTAAAACAACTAGTGATGTACAGCCCGAGGACCGCGCTGCGCGACTACGCGCGATAGGGAGAGATGTATATAGACAAGAAGAAGCGGATGCCAAAGCCGATACGAGGGAAAATCCAGATTGGAAAGCAGCAAAACTTGACTATTTAAGAAATAATCAACCATTAACTACACAAACACAAAGCCGCTTATCACACGTTAAGAATGCTGAAGATTACGCCTATCGGCAAGGTCACCCGAGATATCTACCGCAGCCTAGGACATCGAATCCTGATGCAGCGACGAATGTGGCCAACCAGCCCGCTCCGGCGAATCGGTCAGGTGATCGCAAGAGCACCGAGGTTATAGAAAGACAACAGGGTCTAGAACAAGCGAATCGACGAAATAGCCCTATGAATCGGCATAATTTTTAATACGAGCGGAGACTTTTGACTGTGCCAACTTATAAAACAATATCACAGGTTGATTTTGACAAATCAGTGCAGCGAGTAATTTCTCTAGGCTTGAGTCGTGTTATGGCCGAAAACATAGTGCTGTCGTTTTGGCGTATCAGTCAAGACCTAGAATTAGATTTTAAACAATTCTTAGACAAAAGCATTGTTAATGGAGAGCTTGATGTTGATCAGAAAGTACTGGATATCATTAACAAAACTTTACCAGCAACTATTAAGTATAGAAAAGATGTAATCAATCGTATATCTCCAATGGTACTACGCGAATTGTGATATGGCAAGAAATTACGCCCAAGGATTTTATACATTAATTCATCCTGAAAAATATGTGGGATCTGGTGCCCCAAAATACCGCAGTGGCTGGGAATTGACTTTTATGCGCTTCTGTGACAATCACCCGGGCGTAATCAATTGGGCAAGTGAAAGTGTGAGAATACCCTACAAAAATCCCTTTACTGGCAGAGATA